TCGAGATAATTGAAATTATGCAATACAATAAAACTTTCATGCTTTGAAAAATCTCCTATTGAACAATCTATGATAAACTTGATGAACTTTATCTGCATCCCCAATAGTACATTCCAATCCAGGATAATTTATATTTCCATCCAAAAAATCTATGCAGTTTTTATAGAGATTCACCAATGAATCCTTCAAATCAACTTTTATCATCCAAGCAGGTTTACCAGATATCGAATTATAATTTCCATATGTTTTTTCTTTTTTTGGAGGGAAAAGTTTTATGGTATTGAAATGATCTTCTAACACATATATTCCTGATTTTGTGCATATTTCCATGTTGAAAATATCATAAGCTCTTCCATCTGTCGGCATAAAAAATACATGCTTGCATTTTTCATATGACAAATAAGCGGCAACAGTTCTGTCTTCGTCCCCATAATCGGTTATAGAATTACTGTTGAGAATACACCCATCAAGGAATTCTCCAAAAAATGAATTGCAGATATCAATTCCATGGGAAGCATCCCTAATGAATCCTCTCACATATACTATTTTTGCGCTGTATATTTCTGTGCATTCCAATATTGTCTTCAGCCTCATTATCTCTGGACAAAATCGTCTGGTATAATTCACAACGACATGGGTGTATCTGTTTTGTTGTATTTCTCTTATCTGTTTTAGAGATTCACAACAAGGCTTTTCACAGATGATAAGTTTTGGATTTAGTTTGTTTATCACTTCCAATAATACTTTGTGATGAGTCTCTGTTGGAGTAGCTATTATCACGATGTCAGCTTTATCAATTGCATTCTCTCCATAATCGGCTGTGTCATAATATAGATGGGTATCCCATTTTTCTCCAGCATTCCAAGCTTTACCAGCATTCGGTTCTACTATTCCTACAAGATTTAGTTGTTTATTTTTTACAATCGCATGAGCATGAGTTAGTATATTTTTTGTTTTTGGTCCATCAATATTATTCGGCTTCAATGCTCCAATGGCTCCTGCTCCATATAGGAGACAATTATATTTAGTCAATCGTTTTCTCCTTTACTTCAGATACTCCTTTTTTTATTATGACTTCAAATGTTTTGTCTGCTCCTTCTATTATTGCCAGATCGTGTGATACTATGATGAATTGTATCCCAAGCTTGTTTGATAGAAGTTTCAGCATTTCCGTTGCTCTATTCTGAAGGTCTCTGCTCAAGAACTTGAATGGTTCATCCAATATCATTGTATTGGAAGGACGTGGTCTTGAAAGATACCAAAGGCCAATACGCAAAGCAAAAGAAGCAACATCCACAACACCACCGCCACTGTCATCCATAGGACTGACTTCATTCTCTCCCTTTTTGAAAAACAGACGGGCCTCTGTCTTACCACGTTTTGGATCATAGCTGATTCCAAATTCATATCTGGCATCGAATATTGAATTTAAAGCCAGTGTCACGATCTTGGAAATATTTTCGCTCAATTCTTCCTGGGTATCCTTTGCGACTTTTTGTATGATGATTTGCGCTTCCTCAATATTCCGCTTTCGTTTTTTCAAAGAGGATTGTATGCTCTGTTTTCTCTCTATCTCAGATTGGATGGAATTTCTTGCTCCTATATAGGAGTCCAGTTTTCTCTGTAGTTGCTCAATCATTTTTTGCTTCCTCTATTTTCTTGAAAGCCTTTTCCACTTCCTCGAATCCTTTTTCTATTTCTTCATCCATTTGTTTCAACGTATTTTCAATTTCTTGCAGTTTCAATTCTCCTTCTTCCACAGAGCTGCAATCAAATTCCTTCTTCAATTGCTCCATATTTGTCTTGTACGAACCTTCCAATTTTGCTAATTCAATTTTAGCATTCTCAATCTTCTGTTTCTTTTCCAGTAATGATTTGGCTATATCATTCATATATGTCTCTCCTGTTAATGTTTGATAATCCGTCAAATTCCCAATTAATGCAAACTGAATTGTGCTTAGCTCTCTCGCGAAAGTTTACTGTATGATTACAGCCTCCAAAAGTTTCCATTTCATCATCCCATGGGACCATCTGTTCACTTTTGATTTCAAAATGCTTACAGTTTCCACAACATTTCAAATCTTCTTGATCAATAGAATCACTCATGTGTATTTCCTTTCAAGAAACGAATCAGCTTTTCGTAATCACGCCTTGCACTATTTTTATCATCAAAATAGATTTCAACAGTGCCTTCTCCTATATATGATACATCTATTCTCACGTCCTCTACTTCGCAGTATCTTATATCATTCAATGATATAAGAGTTTTTGATTTGTTAGAAAATACAAATAAATTATCCATCAATTGTCCTCCATAGCTAATTGAATTTCCTCTCTTATGCCATTTCTGATTTTGTTCTTTTCGCAGAACACTTCTAAGTTTTTTTCAAAACTGATATCAATTGAATAATCAGAAGAAAGAGACTGCACAAAGTTTTGTATACGCTCATCTTTTTGCTTCCTAATTTCTATTTGTTCAATATCAAATACGTCTTTTTCAATTGGGACAGAGACAGCTTTGATCGTCACTTCGCTATTTGTGATTCCTACAAAATATATTTTTGGCTGATGGTTTATTTGATCGATACTTGTCCTTGTGAATGATCCAGGAGACAAAAATTTGTTTTCAAATTCAATAAAGCTTTTATGATTGTGTCCACTCACCATCAAATCAAAATCAGGAAATTGTTTTTTAAGCTGCTCTGGTGTTCTCGATTCAAATAGTTCTGTTTTTTCTTGTGTGACCATTTCGTGTATCACCAATATTTTTTTCCTACTATCGTTTTTATCAAAGCAATAATTTTCAGAAGATTCTTTATAATTTAATCCATATATACAGAAACTTTTAAGAATCTTTTCCATTCCCCAATTCAATATTTTCACTTTTCCAGCCTTCACCAACACATTCAAACTTGATTTCTCAAACCTGTTGATATTGTGATATGGCATTTCATGATTTCCAATTACGGTATAAAATGGCTGGGGTAGGTTTTCAATCAACCACGATTCAACAGTCGGAGTGCTTTTCCATGAATCAAACAAATCTCCACAATCGATGATAGGAATTCCTCCATGCTGTTGCTGGACGTTCCCCAGCCATAAAATCTTCTTCTTCAAAGCTTCCCAGTAATTGTCTATACGAGAGACTGGATTTGTTTCTCGTGCATGTATATCTGATGTGACTATAAAATCAGCTTTCATTCTTTTGCCTTTCCACACAATGGACAGATATTAGGAAATTCCTTATTGAATATTTTCTCATCCTCATCAATTTCCTTCTGCAAATTATATATCTGTTCAATATTATCTGACAATTCATCCAGTACAATTTGTAATTTTCTCTGTCGTTCCTTGATAACCTTTTTTTCTTCTATCACTTTCAAGATGAATTCAATGTTCTCCTTTTGCTTGCAAGTCTTCTCCAATTCTGATTTCTGTATATCAATATATTTTATCGTAGACATAACAGATTTGAGATTACCTACATACAACTGTTTCTTTTTCAATTCTTCGTTTTCGTTATACAATTCAATCACCTTGGGTTCAAAATATGTTATGTATTCCAGCTTGGATATTTTCTCTTCTGATAGAGATATATCAGCCAACAGGCTTATCAATTTTGGGTGTTTTGTCTCTTTCAGTGCTTCTTTTTCATCTTCAATATTTTTCAATTCAGCAATTCTTTTTTCCAGTTTTTCCAATCCTTCATATTTTTTCAAAGACCTATTCATTCCATCGATATCAGTTTTCGCATTCTCCAGATCATCATTGACCTTCCTTTTTGTGCTTTCTATCTGTTTCATAGCCTCATCGATTTTATCCAGATGTGCGATTCGATTCAGAATTCTTTGTACTTCACCCGGCGTTTTACACAACAGAAAAGGAGCATCCAATTGTTTTTGTAGATTGATGTCTGTGAAATTCAATAGTTGTTTTACTTCTTCTGGAACATCCTTATTGAAAGCCCCAAACAAGTTTTCATCATTATAATCGAATCTATAGAAATTCTTGTTATCTGCTGTTTTGAATCTTTCTATTACGTGATGATTCAATTGCAATTCTGTTTTTGTATCTCCTCCCCATACAGACCGAAAAGAATCCCCAAGAGGACGATTATTCACAATCCAATTCAAAGCTCGGACGATACTGGTTTTCCCACAGTCAGAGGAGCCAATAATAATATTGACTCCAGGATCAAATTGTAATTCTGTTTTTTTGTGGCTTTGAAAATTCTGTATAGAGATGGAATCAATCAATTTTTCCTCCGTTATGGATTATTTCCAACAGTCTAAAAAATTCTATAAAATCCAAAACAACCACTGGATTTTTCATGCTCTTGTCCTTCAGCACTAATAACCAGGTTGTGTCTTTTTTTTGGTTCGCCTTGGCTTGTTTGATTGCAGACTTCACATTCCAGTTTTCAGCAGATTTACATTCTATGGAAAAAGGAATTTCTTTTCTCCATTCTTCTGAAATAATCACATCCACTCCAGCCTGTCCCATCGGACGAGGTTTTATAATTGCTTCATCCTCATATCCCCAAGACACGCCAAGTAGTTCTGCAATCTTCTTGCAGACCCATTTTTGTAGATTTCTTCCCTTGGCTTTGGCTGATGCCACACTTATTCTCTTCCCCATTTGGCTATCCTATCTTTAGAGGAAATAGAATCTTCAATTTCATGCCACTTTCCTCTAACAAGCTCACTCAATTGTTTTTGATATCCATTTTTTTCTATGTATTCGATTATCTGGTTGATGGATTTGAAATCCTGTCCATCAAATGACACATCAATCCTTTCCTTCTCTTTCCCTAATGGAGTAATCAAATCAAATTGGAACTTCACGTTTGATGAAACATTATCAGCTCCATAATCAAATACTATATCAAGCAAGCACTCTCTGAAAGGCTTTCCCAATTTGTTCTTTTTGCACCTTACCTTGACTGTGATGCCAGTAACACGATTTTTCTTTCTCTGTTTGCAGACCTCCGCCAACCAGATTATTTGGCTGGCATAGAAATCAAGCGCCTTTCCGCCAGTCCTTATATACTTCTCTCCGAACATTACATTAATATTTGTGCGAACCTGAGATATGATAATGAGAATCACTCGTTTGCCTCTTAATTCAGATACACGAGTACGGAAGAACTGCGACAATTTTTTCTGTCGTTCCATTCCATAGGTGCCCTGCAATTTTATCTTCCCCACATCTTCTTCATTATCAATGGCTTCCTCTAACTTTTTTGTGTCCTCCTTATCTCTCTTTAGCTCTTCTATAGAGGACATGGCATCCAAAGAATCGAGTACATAGACAAATGTTTCTCCTTTTCGCAATGAAGAAATATGTCGTTTGAAATTGACTGCAAACTCCTCTATGGTGCTGGAACAGATTTGGTTGGCTGGAATTAATTCAAATCCATATAGCTGTTCAGAATTGAATGAAAATCCAGCTTCTGCATCATCATAGAACCATCGAAACTTTTTCCCTAATACGTGTCTGCAATAGGCGATGAATTCCATGGCAAGAAGAGTTTTTCCAGAGGATTTGTCACCGACCAGATTGACAATTTTCCCAATCCCGAATCCTCCTCCAAGCACAAGATCAAACAAATCAATTCCTGTAGATATGATTTCCACAGGTGGTTTTGATTTTAAAGGAGGAATTTTATGAGTCTTGACTATTTCCTTTGCAGATACAGCCATCTCTTTAGTGTTCTTTTTTGGTCTACCTCTTTTTGCCATCCCCTTCTCCCTTCAGAAATCTATTGAGTGTATCCTTGTTCACGCGCCATCGTGCTCCAATCTTCCTCCCCAATTTTGGATTATCCTTGCACCAAGTTATGATGGTCACAGAGGATACCTGAGCGATTTCTGCTGCTTCTGGAGGAGTCAACCAGTCTCTTTTGCTTCTTGGCAATACACTCATGATTTTTCCTTACGGCTGTCATATTCGTCAGCACATTCTTCCCAGCTTTTGCAGTTTTTACATTCCTCTTTCTTGTCACAATCCGATCCAAATTCATGTCCATGAGGACATTCATTTTTGGCTGTCTTCCTCTCTCTTCTTTTTCTTGGTTGGTCTTCCTCTTCTTTTGGAAGACTGGGTTCATCGATTTCTTCATCTGTCTTTTCTGTTTTCCTCTTTTTGAACAAAGAAGCTGATTTGTCATCCTTCTTTTTAGGCTTCACATCTTCCTCCTCTTCCTTGGTAGGCTCTCCTCCGCCATAGAAAATAGCTGAAATCTCGTCGTATGATCGAAGAACCATAAGAGCTTCTAAAGGATAGGTTTGTTCAACCACGTCCTCAGCCAACATTTCTTCCTTATCAACCTTCTCAAAATCAAAATCCTTGTATCTGAAAAATTTGATCTTGTTGAATGTCTCCTCCACCGCTCTGAATTTCACAATGTATCCAGCCTCGGTGTCAGCAAACGGAATGAGTCCCTCTCCCTGCTCAGAATTGGCAGAGGCGTCAAGCAGTTCACTTTCAAAATGATAATGATTGGTGTGGAATAATTGAATGCCTTTTTCTGGTTCTCGTTTGTCGATTACATTGTATACTACACGTCTTGTGGCTTTCAATTCTCCAGCAACTTTCGAATCTGGATCGTCCTTCTTCAGATTGTCAATCTCTTCACAGATTGGACAGGGTTGTTTGAAGTTCAGCTTTGGGCAGATGATGGATTCGTTTCCCAATCCAACACGCTTGTGCACAAAAATGTCAAGTAGATAATCAGGTTCACCCTTTTGATATCCTTGCGGATGATGATTTGTCGAAACGATGTAAGGAAGAATGTACAGATAATTTCTTCCTTCCTTTGGCTTGAAATATTCAATGTTTTCGTAATCAGATAGATTCAGGAACCCACCACCAGATGATCCTCCTCGACTGTCCTGATTCTTTTTGATACGCTCTCTAAGTTTTTCAGAATATTTGCTCATAATTTCCTCTCATTCAAAAAGATTTTTTTCGACAAAGTGTTTCAATGCTTCGAATACCTTGTCAGGATTTTCATCTGGAGCCAATTCACACTCCGCTCCAAATTTCTCATTCTCATAATTTCCTAGATTATGAATTCTCTCAAAGTAAAGCTTTGTAATTTTCATTTCTTCACCTTCCTTTTCTTGGTAGTTTTATCTTCTTTGTATGTGTAAAGAATGTATGGCGTGATCCCAAAAACGCTTATGGAAAATCTCCACCATCCTTCCTTTTTGTCGCTTGCAAATTCAAGATAGGGAATCCAATAGGGAGTATGGATTACAATCCACCCTTTCTTTTTATCTTTGGAAAATAATTGGATACAAATCCCCAATTTGAATTTCTTCAAAAACGAAATGAACCTGTTCTTTTTTTTCTTTCTCGTCGCCATGATTTATTCCTCTCTTTCTGCTGCCAGTTTTTCCTGGTGTTTTCTTCTTATGTTTTCTGTTTTTGTTTTTGGAGTTGGTTTTGCAAAATAACCAGATATGAAAAGATCAGTCAAATTACCTAGCTGTAATTTTCTGTCCTGGAATGCCATTTTCGCGTCCTTGTATATATTCTCCTCAAACTCTGCGTTCAAAAGTTTTCCTTGCAGGTCTTGATAACCTGGGTCTTGTCGTATCATCGACAATATCATTTTCTCTGTGACTTTCGTACTGGCATTAGCAAGTTCAAGGCGGTATTTATTATCCAATTCTGATTCCAATATCTCAAGTTGTCCTTTCAGCTTCGATCTTGTTTTGCTGGCAGCTGCGTACATTTCAGCGTATTTCATGTACAATTGCGGTTGGATCATGCATTCCATGTGTAGTTCATGCTCATCAATTTCCAAATCTTTCATATAATCATTTCCCATTGAGTTACTCCTTGATATTTTCTCTGTACACCTATTATTATATACAATTATTCAAGAATTTTGAATTTTTCTACGAAATTTTTTACTCCTTTTTCGAACAGTTCATAGTTGCTCCTTTCATACAATACTGCAGCTGGATGAATACACCAGCAGAACCAAGCAGAGTAATTGTCTATCCATTCTGTCGTTCCGCTTTTTGCCATGATGCCAGAGTCCTCTTCCTTAAATGCTTTAAGACAGGTATTTCCGAATGCCAGAACTAGGATAGGTTTTATCACATCAATTTCTTTTTTGATGTGTCTCAGACATTTTTTTATTTGAGTTTTGGTAGGTGTTTTTGTCTCAGAAGGCCAACACTTTACCACATTTGATATATTGAAATCTCTTCTTGAAAAATCATATCGCCCTAATTCTTTCCAAACGACATCACCAGCCTGTCCAACGAACCCTTCTCCTTTTCTGTCCTCGTCTCTTCCTGGTGCTTCTCCTATTATCATCACATTGTATTTTCCTGTTGAGTTCAGTACTGGTTTTGAGCACTCATTTTTCAGAATACAATCAGAACACTCTAATGGATCAAGATTCTTGAATCTTGATTGTTTTATAAGATGCAAATCCAATCCCTGTAAATTGCAATTCAAGAACTCCTCTTGAAACCATGCATCGTGGCACAATATGCTCCCAGTTCTCTGTGGATTATTCGCCTTGGCGAGAATTAATTCTTCGGCGCAATGTTCAACGAATTCTTTCTTTTTCATATATATATTTGAATCAAAAACCAGCATGCAGAAATCATCTTTGTCTCTAAAATTCCCATACACACCACCAAGATTATCTGCCGTTCCTGATATTCCAAGTCTTTTTTCTATAGTGTCTATTTTGCCTCTGTAGCCAAATTTTATTTCTGTCATTTCTCCGAAGAACAGCCTTATATCTTTATTGGGAACATTCAAATCAACATTTGATATTGAATCTATATTTTTGCAATCATACAATATCGATATCAAGTTTTTTATTTTTCTTGTTTTGCTGTTTATGAAATCAAACCCAAAATATTTAGCTATATTATCATAACTATCTTCATCGATCTTTTTGTCCTCAAATGCTTTAATATCATTAAGTATGTTCAAAAATCTCTTTGTTATTACCTTTTCATTTGATCTGTCTGTCTTCAGCTTTTCTGCATTTTGAGCTGTTTTTCTCCCGAACCCTTTTATGTCTATGAATGGACAGTATAGCCTGTCTTTTTCGATGGTCCATTCAAAAGCTTTTGATATTCCTATTTTCGGAGGACGAACATCTAGCCCCATCTTTACAGCCTCTTCTACAAGCTCCTCCTTTTTCTGTTCTGACCCATAAGTGAGGCTGCAGCAAATGAATTCATACGGATGATGTACTTTCATAAACATGTCCCAATATGTGATGAGAGAATATTCCACTGCATGTGATTTGTTGAAGCTGTAACTGCCAAAGCTTGACAATGTATCCCACAGCCCTTCAGCAGTTTCTCTATCTAATGTTTTTCTTTCTACACATCCATCAGCGAACATCTTTTTAAATTTCTGAAATTGCTCAACTCCTTGGCTTTTACTAATCACCTTTCTGACAGTATCAGCAGTCTTCCAGCCAAGCCCACCAAGATCATACATGAACTGCATCACCTGTTCTTGGTAGAGAATAATGCCATATGTTTCTTTCGTTATTTCATCAAGCTTTGGGTGTATGCTTTCCCAATCTTCCTCTCCTCTTTTTCTTTTTACGAATTCTGTACACATTCCTGAACGCAATGTTCCTGGCCGATAAAGGCTTGTGGTATGGACAAGTGACATAAAATTATCTACACCGATCTGTCTGCAGAATTTTCTTAGTCCAAGACTTCCCAGCTGAAAGCAGCCAACACAATTGCCTTTGGTAAATTCTTCAAATACTTTCCTGTCGTCAAGAGGAATTGAATTGTAATTGATATCAACATTTTTGTTCTTTTTTACAAGCTTTCTGGCTTCATTCAGAACAGTAAGAGCATTGAGTCCGAGAACATCAAGTTTCATCAACCCAAAATATTCAGCATCTCCTTTTATCCAGTTGACGACTGTTCCATTTTTCCCTGATTGGAGATTACATCTCTTCCCCTCTCTCAAATCATCTGATGATATTACAATAGCTGCTGCATGCTGTCCCTTTGTTCTGTTTTGTCCCTCCAATTTTATCGCCAGATTTGCAACTTCTGGGTATTTTTTTCTGAATCTTTTCCCATCCTCAAATACAGAAAATGCATCGCTGATAGTATAATCTGACCTAAAATCACCACCACTGCGCACAACTATACAATTAGATGCTTTATTTACATCAACCAAAGGAATGTTGAACACACGAGAAACATCGCGTAGTGATCCCTTCCCTTTCATAGTTGATACAGTTGACACTCCAGCTACATTATTCTCGCCATACAATTCTTCAAGATGCTCTCTGATTTTATTTCTCTTTGTGTCCTCAAAATCCATATCGATATCAGGTAAATCAATTCTAGCAGGAGAGATGAATCTTGCAAATATTAACCCGAACCTCATAGGATCGACATCAGTGATGTTCAGCAGATAAGCTACAATGCTTCCTCCACTGCTGCCTCTTCCTGGGCCAACCATTATGTCGTTGTTTTTACACCACTTGATAAGCTCCCATACAAGAAGGAAATATCTGGTGAAACCCTGTTTGGTAATTGTATCGAATTCGAACTTCAGACGTTCTCTGTATTCTCTCGTCTGTCTTTTCCCTATGTTTGAATATTTCTTCCTGAATCCTTCCTCACATAACTCCTTTAATTTTTCTGTTTCATCTTGTCCTTTCAACTCTGGGACTTCTGGCAACTCAACAGGCAGCTTATCAACTTTAAAATCCTTGCATTTTTCTGCAATTTCAAATGTATTGGCCATAGCCTCTGAATAGATGGGGAGTTTGAGCTGTCCTTGCTCTCGAAATGCACGCCTCATCTCCTCATGGTCTTTCAGATACAATCCAGTAATCGAGAATCTCCATCTATCTGGATCATTCCATTTTTTTTTGGATTGTATTGCCAACAGTACCTCTTGGGCTTTTGAATCTTCTTCCTGTATATAATGGCAGTCATTAGTCGCCACAAGCTTCAATTTCCATTCCTTGTGAATATCAAGACAGATTTCATTCACCTCAAGCTGTTCTGGAAAACAATGTGGCATTATCTCAAGATACAAATCACCATTTATTTTTTCTCTCAAATCACGAAAGCATTTTATTCCCCATTTTTCTCTCAGCAGAGAAGAGGAACAGGCACTCATTATGATTAGACCTTCTGAATGTGCAGCGAGAACATCTGGAGACACTCTTGGCCTATAATAAAAACCATCAATATGTGCTATGGTGAGCATCTTTAGAAGATTTTGCCAGCCAATTTTATTTTTAACCAGCACAGTAACATGCAGTCGCTTGTCTCCTTTTTCTTTTATGGAATGATCCTTCACTATGTAAAGCTCACACCCATGGATAGGAATAATATCATTTTCGATGCAAGCATTTTGGAAATCAACAGCACCATCTACATTTCCGTGATTTGTAAGAGCTAGATATTTCATTCCAAGTTCTTTTGCATACTCGGCATATTGTTTAGATTTCCCGAATCCATCAAGATATGAGAATTCATTGTGAACATGTAGATGGACAAATTCTTTCATCTTATGATCCAATCTTCTTGGTAAAAAGTTTCATTATCTGGTCTTACTATTAAATCATTATCAGATTCAATTATTCTTGAATCAAGCAAATAAATACCTGAATAATCTGGATTACAGATAGGACAGAAAAGCTCTCTATGGTGAGTTTTCTTCATCCTTCTCTCAAAGTCCTGAGTACCATCATCCCACACTCGAACAATATTGTACTCAATTCCTGCCAATGAAACTGCTCTCAGCAGTTTCGCTCCATCTCCTTTCCTGTGTCTCTTGATTCTCTTCTTAAGATTTCCATCTTTACAGAATCCAATGTAATGCTGAGCATGCTTGAATTTCTTTTCGAAGTGAATCAAGTACACCATTATAAAAGCTCCTTCAGAGAAGCATCAATATTTTTACCATCAATTTCATTTCCTATAGAATCCCATCCAACAGTACTTACTCTTGCAAATAGCTCTATCTTTTTCTGTGATGGAAACATTCTTCTTATTGATTTCATAACTTCATCTGGTTTTTTACTGTGTTTGTCTCTTTTTAATTCTATGAACTGTCTAATATTCCTACTGCCTCTGGGAACAGGTATCTTTCCTCTTTTTGCAACGATACAAAACTCACAACTTGATAAAGTATAGATTCCTGGGCAAGTCATTATTTTATTCCATACAAAAGCAATAGTCCTATATTTGAATCCCCAGCTGTTTATAACTTCAATAGAAGAAGGAAACTGTGGGCCAGTAGTCCATATGAATAAAAGAGAATTATCATCACAGATATCTTTAACAGGAAGATTTTTTATATCAGATAATTTCATGGTAGGATATTCTTCTTTTGCAGATAGTCCTCTCTTATAATTGAGTCTTCCTCCATCGCATCCAGTATCAACATTATAATCCCATGGAGGATCTGCATATATTATCTGATATTTTTTTCCCATTCTGTAACCACCTTTTCCAGCATCGCAGCATACACAGACAGATCAGTGATAGAGTCAATGTTCATTTTTTCTCCAGAAAAAATATTTTGCGATATTCTTGTCAGCTTGTGAATGATCATCAGATATACTCCATATACTTGAAAATCCTTTTCTGTCTTCAAATTAATTCCATCTGGATGAAGAGCTATCATAACAGTTCCAAATTTGTAGTATGTGTTTCCATATTGTTTAGATTTTTCTTCACAGAGCTTGGAATTGTTTTTTAGCACCTGAAATACTTCCATTATTTACTCCTTTATCAACTGTGTCATCAGACACAAATTTCGCTCAACAATTCCTATTATCACATTACATCCAATTTTGAATTTCCATTCTATTCTGTTTTTATCGTAATATGGATTGCTGAACAGAATCTTCCAAGTGTCCTCACAGAATATATGCTTATGATCAAGATCATGTGCCATCATCTGACTTTTATAATATGGTACCACAATATTAACAAGTCCTCCAGATACAAGAATTCTTTGAAACTCAGAAAGAACAAATATAACATTTTGAATATGCTCAAGAAAATGATAACAGTGAATGCCATCGATAGAATTATCACCAAAAGGAATTTTATCTATTTCTGCATTCCAACATGGATAATCCAATGGAATTGATCCTGGAATTTTTTTATTTCCTGCTCCAATATTCAGAATCTTTCTGCCATAGCCAGACTTGAAATCGACCAAAGATGGTATTGATCTATCCATTCCGATCTTGAATAGTTCAGTTATTTCCATTTTTCTTCCTCCAGCAGTCTTTGTAATTTTTGAAAGGACAATATCCAGGAAATATGCAAGAAGGCTGAAGAATTTTTTCAGCCCATGGATGAATATCAATAACCAAAGCTCTCATCTTTTCTGCGACCTCTCTAAACTCTCCTTGAGTTCTCTCGCATAGACGTTTCCCAAGCATCTCTGATAATGCTCTCAAATTTATCTTCATCAGAATGTTTGTTAATATGTTTGTAGGTAGTATTCCTCTTGCATCTTCTGGCTTTACTCCTTGATTAATAAGTTGATCATATGCTTTTGATATATCATCAACTGCTTTTTTATAGGCCATACTCTCTTTACAGCTGCCAGTAGCTAGACACTTGAAGTTGCTCATGTTAGCAGTTCTCTGTGACTGCTGAGCAAAAGACACACCAACACGATGTCGTACAAGCTGATGTGTAAATGCTCTGGTGACGCCTTCTATCAAGATTGTATAGTCAACAAATTCCCAGGAACTTCCAATTGTCCCAAAGACATAATCAAGCTCTTTTTTCCTTTCAACTTCATCCATTTCTTTTATCTCGGCCATAGAATCAGGAGACATTCTCAATCTTGTCTTCTTTGAGAATATCAATATGTTCTCTGCATTTTTCGTGTAATCTATAATAGTGATTTTCATCCACCAAGTCTCCTTTCATATTCTCTGTGAGTTGAAGAAATGTTTATCATTCTATCTATTTTTTTTACATCATCAGCCACTTCATCAGCAGCAACATTATTTTTCCATATTGCATGTCTTCCAAGGCTGAAAATATTGAATCGATCTGACAACTCCATTATCAGTTTTCTTCTGTTTGTATCATCAATAGGAATTATTTTACCGAATGGCATATCAAATCTTTTTACGAAAGTGATATTCGATGGGTTTATTCCAAAAATATTTGCTGTAATATTTTCATAATGATTATCAGAAGAGTACAAGTTCTTCATACATTCAATTATTATCTCCCTCTCCTGCAAGGTAGCTCTATATATTGGAGCTATAGGATTGGTGTAATAGATTGTTTGGTAAACTTCAGAGTCAAAATCTATTTGATATCTGAATATGATGATCTCTCTTTTCTTGAATTCAATATCTGAATGAAGTCCAACTATTTCAAGAAGATATGGAAGTGGAATTGTGCTGATGCAAAAATCGTATTTTGAATAGTCTATGGTATGATGTTTCGCGAATATTTTATCACCTTCAATTTTTTTTATTTCTGCTTCATCTATCAGATCGTGTTTATCTATAGGACTAATATCAGATAGAAGAAATCTTTCATCGTCCGCCCTGTCTTTATAGATCGATCTGAAACTGATTGAACCAGACACTTTTATTGAATATTCATTCTTCATCATTATGGTTGGCTCTGTGTAATAATTTCCTTCTGAGTCAATATAACCTTTTTCTACAGTAATTTCTTTTGCATCACATTTCAATATATCGCTGACTGCTCTTGTCCTTGTCCTGAAAATTGATGAGTGATTCTGAAGTGCTCCTGTGTATTTATTCTTCTCCAAAACAACTACTTTGTATCCTTTGCTCTTGAAATAATGGTAAGCCATAACACCAGATATCCCAGCACCAATAATTGCAATCGTCATATCACTCCAATCCTTTCCAGTTCTTTTTCGATTAGGAGCCAATTATCCTTAAAAAACAAGGCTCTGTCGTCTATCAGGATGTTATAGTAAATCTTTGGCCAACAGCCAAAAGAGACAAGGTCTGAATTCGAGTTGACCTTATCATACTTGATTCCATTTTTGAACAAAAACTGCTCCATGTCAAGGATATGCTCTCTCTCGCTTCTGCAAGTCCACATGATGATTTCATTTCCTGCTTCATGGATTCTGTTGATGACCCTTTTTGCATTAAGCTTCAATTCTCCAACAGCAGGGAACAGATGATCTACTACTGTTCCATCAAAATCAATTGCAATTACACCCACAATCTCTCCTCAATAATTATTATATACGATTCTTTCCATATTTGCTATTTTTTTTCCCCAAAAATTTCGCTTTGTATTCTGGCATATTTCTTAACCACTTCTGATCTATCCATGCTTTCCCAATATCATAACCAGTCAATATGACAACTTCATCCTCATATGTCTCGTCGTGCCTTGATGCCAACAATTTTATTCTTGCAGCTTTGTATTCTCTTTCAGTCACTTTTTGATTAATTCCAAACATCAACGCTACATGGTTAATTTTTCGTATGTCCTCTGACGGATCACCTTGTCTGATGTCCCTATCAAATGTTGATTTGTTGCTGTGGGTGGCTGTGATGACGAGATTGTTTTTCTTTTGTGCCAAGGCCCTTAACCTTTTCCAAATATCATCGATCTCGTGTCTATGATCTCTTGATCTGGATTTTGAAATAAGTATGTCTGCATAATCAACAATTACAATATCCGGTAGAAAGTTTTCAGTTATTTCCAAGTGGGAAACATATTCTTCAATCTGCTGCACAGTGGCAGAATAAGCCGGGTAGCTGATGACATGTAGTTCGTTCCCTCCTATCTGTTTTTTCATCTGCTCCATTCGTTTTAACATTTTTTGATAAGATACCCCATTCTTCTTTTTCTTGATAAATTCAACAATTTTTTCATCATTCGAAAAAGAAGGTAAATCTATGTCCTTTTCTTTTTTTGTTTCTCCGATCAGGTTTTGCCCAAATCTATATATGACTTGCTTGTTTGTCATTTCCAAACTCACAAACAAAACCTTCAATCTTCTTATCCATGCTTGCACAGCCAACTCTATCAACCACCAGGTTTTCCCTCTTTTCCCAGGAGCACAAACAGCAATCAAATCTCCTCGCGCGAACGTCCCCAATAATTTTCCAAGTGGTCCAGGTAGTGTGAACAATTCATCTGTTTCCTCTGTCAATATTTGTTTCAGTACATCAAAATCACGGGTGATGAAAAAACCAGATGCTCTGGAAAATTGAACTGTTTTGAATTGGTCAATGGCATTTTTTGCCATCTCCAAATCTTCATCCATCAAGGCTCGGTTCAAATCTCCTTTCAATTCCTCCAATTGCTGCTTCGCAAAATAATGTTCTGCTCGTTCCAGCCAATACTCAACATTGAAAGAGGAAATTCCATTTGACATTATTTGTTGAATGATAGAAAATATCATCTCTTTCGTTTCATCTTCCATTTCTTTCGCATTGGCTTGTATCAATTCAAAAACCGTTTCGCCCGGCACGTCATTGTAATGATGCCAATAATCAACCAACCATTTTGCTATTCGTTTTGATAATTTTACCTTCATGAATCGTAGATCAAATGATGGTATGATCCGAGTTGTGAAAGGCTTGCTGGTAATGAGTCCTGTCAAAATAGCTCGCTCAATACTTGCGTCAACAGTTTTTTGTAGGATCATGTATATATCCTAATACCATGTTCCTGGCGCATATGGTCAGCGAAACTGTTCCAAGTTTTCGTGAACGGTTTAATCTGGCATATCTTAATTGCTCCTCCTTTCTTTTTCTTTAGCCATTTCTGCCTGTCTGTAAGCCATTCCAAATAGTTGCTGAAAAATGATCGTCTTGTTCCTATGT